GGCTACGGCGGCGGCGGCCACAGCTACGGCTACGGCGGCGACTACGGCCACAGCTACGGCGACGGCGACGGCGGCGGCGACGGCGACAATAGCGAAAGTATTGTCTATTGGATGCGAACGCTACCCAGGTTCGCCCCAGCAGCGGAGAAAGCCGGAGCGATCTTAGCGTACTGGCGATCCCATGCAGACGGAACTCCGGCCAACGGCGGCGGCGGCACAAAAGCGAGGGTCGGTCTTGTCGAGGAAATTTCAGGGCCGCTCGCCATTTGCACGAAAAATGCCCTCCACGGAACACTGGATCCTCCAAAATGGAGGGGTGATCGCCTGTGGATCATCGCTTTGTACCCGCCCTGGCAATTCCAGGGAGACAAAGTTGCCTCGCTCAAACGAGAATTTATTGCTGACGCATCGTGCCCACTTGGAACTACTGGTTATGCCGAGAGGCTGAGGCAGAGAAATGACTAACCCCCAGAAAGTAACCAAACGCCGCAGAGGCCAGTCCGCTTTGAAGGCGAGGTTATACCCGTTCGCTCCAGAATTGTATGTTGTTGAAATGTGGTGTGATGTGCATGTAGACGGAGAAGCTCACTCACTGTGGGCACCAACGACGAGCGCCCAAATTGAGCGAAGCGTTTCGGAAATCCAGGATTTGCCACAATGGCAGAAGAAATGCCCCGACGATAAGTTTCGCATTTCTGTGTACAAGCGGGCGCGGGCATAACAGTGTATTAGACAGAATTCCGCCTAACGCCGGAGATCACGGGCCGGCGTAGCCGGTCCCGTGGATTGATTTGTTAGGGCGCATCGGAGATTGTGACATGCCAACAGACTCAGAGCGTATAGATTTTCTGGAAACACTCAGAAACAGAACGGTGTTCGTGAACAAGAAAAATCCTGCTTATTACCAGCCTGCCGATATACATATTCACGGGCCGGATAGATGTTCGCTGTATGCCCGCTCGCTCGGCAGCGATATTGTATTTCAAGGGCACGGGGAATCAATTCGAGCCGCGATTGATACAGCGATGTCAGAGGCCGCGAATGCGCCCTAACAGAGATTCAAATGTTATTTAGCCATATTACCTTTGAATCCAAGATACATTCTTTCGCCGAAAAGGAAGCTGACAGGCATGGCGACAAGCTCAAAGCCCAAGACCTCCAGTTCGGGCGTGGTGGCCTTTAACATCATCCCCGCCCCTACCCCCACGGACAGGATGACTGCGACGTACCTGGAGGCCCCACGGAGGTTTATAACCCATTGAGAAGGTGTTCCGTTGGGATTATCCAACAGCGCCAGGGCTTTCAGCCTCTCTATATTAGCGTTCTCTAATTTGATCTGATCGTCCACCGATAACCCGATCCATTTGCGGGAAGCTGACGCGAATAGATTTTTGAGCATATCAACAGCAGCGGGGGCGACAAGTGACGCGAGAATAGTTTCCATCCTAGGCCCCCATAGCGATCCGAAATATGCGGATCAACCAGTTTTCACCGAAACGATCATAATTACGAGTGCCCTGATAGCGCATGGTCCGGAAGGCCATAAAGCGCGCCCAGTGCCACTTCCGAGATTCCTTGGCGAGCCTTAGAGTCACGACTCCGATAATGCCGTCTTGATTAGTCTGTAACGTATGTTGCAACATCTTGATTGCAGCATCGGTTCCCTGATTGATCGCCGCGTCGAAAACGAACAGGGATAGCGGCCAAGGAAGCTCCTCGCATTTACACGGGTTCCAATAATCGCGCATATAGATGGCTTTTGCTTGATCTGTTGTCAGGCTGGGAATGTTGATTTCAGGATACGCGCGTTTGGAAATTCCATATTTTGTTTCTCCGCCAGGATCAAGCGGGTCTATTACATATCCTCCTTCCTCGGCCAAAATAAGATCGATTGCCCTATCGAATTTGTTCATTTCCATGGCGGTTTCATTCCGATTGCGATAGCGACTAGTCCGAGCGCGCCGACGATCATCAACCCGACGAACGCCGCGAAGAACAGCTTTCTTCCCTTGCGATACGCCTTGAGTAGATCGCGCAAGGTCTGTAATGTCTCCATGTCGAGACATTCGGCGAATTGGTCCATTACGATGTGCGCCCTGAAATGGTTCTCCGGGTCTATCCAGAAATCATGCTTTGATTCGCGGATGGACGCGATGATTTGCGGCGCCAGTACCGTCGCCAGCCGTTTTATTTCTTCCTGATTCATTCACCATTCTTCCTCGATTGATTCACCAGCTAACAGCATTTATTTCCGCCTCTGTTGTCGCCGCCTGCACCGCCGCCGATTTAGCGAGCAGATTATTCAAATACGAAGGTCAGGGCCTTGTCGAAGTCACTCATGTCAGCCCCTTCCACACGTTGATTAAAACATCATGATACTGGGTTTTGGCGATAGCCGGTTTTCCTTCCAATACTCGCACCCGGTTCTCCTGGTCGAAGTTGATCTCGAACAGAAGTCGTTGGGTTTTGTCATCGAGACGGGAGGTGTATTCGATGACTTTTTCGGCATCTAGCTCGGCGGGTGTTTTGAGTCTCCAGCAGACCGCAGGGTTCATTGGGTCAAGTTGCCAGTCGCTCGACAAAACAAATCCTGCTGGGCGCGGCGGTAGCTGTCCGTTTACATCTTCTCTCCATAATATTCTTGACGGATCAAAGTAGTAACCACCATCACCTATTTCGGTAACCTCGTGGCGACCAGCCGGAGCATTTACGATTAGTTTCATGTGCCAACCTTTACTACGGAGAAAAATACTTTATTGGTTGTGTTACCGCTATTCCCATCGCCGTGAGGGCGGATTACATCGCCGGAGGAAAAACGTCTTGTTATCGAGCAATTCCCCATCCTCGCTAAAACATTTTCTTCGCCCATCATTACCCTGTTGGCGATATCAATGTTCTCAATATATGTTGAGAGTTGCGACGAGTTTACGGAAGCACCAAATATTTCCACGGCTGCATCACGGATGTCTGACATGAATAAATTGTATATCCCAGTCTCATTGATCGTAAACGATGCGCCGTTGGCGGCGCTGTCGGCATAGGTAATGGCAGTACCCACGTTTGTCAAGACGGTGGTATATCTGCGTATCATTATGTTGGTAGACCCCCAACCGTTGCCCGTGTGAACGACCACGGAATGGTTCCCGACGGTAGTAATTACCGCGTATCCGGTTTTCTTTATCGGCCGAATCGTAAACGGCCCCGTCACGGCCTTTGCACGGGCCAGAACCCTGTCCCCCACTTCCGCCGTCCAGTTAGCATCCCCGTCCACTTCAAGGTTGGCGTTGTTCGTCCAGATATGGGCGGCGTTCATGTAAATCTCCGCCTCCGCGCCTGCTTGTGGGGCATCGGCGAGATCGGTGAAAGTAACTGCCGTGCCGGTGGCGGTAACGTAGTTCCCAAGACTCCACGGGTTCATAGTCGTGGCGTGGGCGGCGATGGAGGCATTGGCGTCAATTATTGATGCATTCGATAATTTAAACTCTTTTGAATGTCTAGATTGTAAATCAACCAAAAAGCCATTTGCAGCAGCATTGACAATAACGCGAATTGATTGTAACGAAAGTATTGTAACATCCGCCGATGTCTCATTTATCGTATTCGATGCCGTAGCTCTAGCTAATATCGCGCTATTAGTCGTATCTGTGGAAATAATATTGCAAAACCATCCAGCAGTTAATGAATTTGCATCCGATAAAGTAAGCGTGACACCGGAACCGGAAACTTGGATAATTTTGTTGAAATGCGAGGCATCCAACGTGGTGCTTGTCGTAATGGCGATTGGGCCAGTATCGAAATGCGTTACTAATTCGGAATTAATTGTGTCAGCGAGATTTTTTATCGGATCGGCGAGTTTGGTTTTGATAGTGCTATATTTGCCTTTGTTGGCTTCACTTACCGTGCCGTCGTCCGGCGGAGGCGTGGCATTATACCCGGTTGTGGAATTAGTTGAATATTTTGTGCCCATTATTATTCATCTCGAATAAATTGAGAATTTTCATTTGAGGTATCTTCTTCCAGAAGATCGTATATTTGTCCCAATGCTTGTTGATAAGCAGGTGTATTTTTCGGCTGTGTCGCTAGGATTCGTAGAGCCTTATTTCCTTTTTCCGAGAATAATACCCATGACAACCCCATTGGCCCGAATATCTTACCGGTCATGCGCGCAATAAAAATGGGGTTACCGCTGAATAAATTTCCCATCACATCAGCGAATGTCTGTCTTATGCCAATAGCCTTCGCTGAGTACCCGTGTTTATCCGCCGCGCGATCCAGCAATTTCATCCCCGTCAGGAATTGCGTTCGTTTTGCAGCATCGGGCATGAGCGCGAGAATCCTTTCGCGGTTGGCCACGTTCTCGAAGAATTGATTTGGATTAAAACGGCTTTGACCCACGAGGCGTTCTGGATGCTGAGACGATTTATCCATGGCGCGATAAATATATGCAGCGGTCATATCATTCCACGCCTGTTCTCCGCCGGGTATTTTCCGCATGGCTTCATGCATCCCTTTGATGCGGGAGGGGGTCATTTTAGGTATAGTCTCGGAAATTTTGTAGGGATCAAAAGTTTCTTTTGCGAATAAAGACGCCATAGCGTCTTTATTGAATTTATCTATCTGTATGCCACCACGATGCCATATATTAACCGCTCGTTTCAATTGAGTGGATGCTACACCAGAATAATTTTCGGCATCAATAAGCAGGGCTGTCATGAGTTCTTTCTGTGCCCGCCCACGACCTTGTTTATCTAGATTTTGAAATAATTCTCGTGCAATCTTTTCCCGCCATTGAAGAAATTGATCCGCCGTGAGCTTGCCTTGACCGCTTTCCAATTGAGCCGCCAATGTTTTTTGAATCGTCGTCGCCGCAGCTTTGGCTTCCGCTGATCCGGGCACAGCAATATTCGCCATATCATCTATGGCGGCTTGAAATTTCGGCATTTCAATTGCTGGTTGTTTCCCGACAACATGACGGAATTTCCCATATTCCGTTCGCCCAAGTATGCTTTGTTGTGTTTTGTATCGCGTTATTCCTTGTGAATATATCTTTCCTAGAGTTTTCCCCGATGCAGTAGTCAGCCCTTCTTTGGATTTATTGCTGAAAACTCGCGCTGTTTTCTCCATATATTGTTCAGCGTCGAGTAACTGTTTATTCATGAATTCCCTGCCAGAAGCGGCTCCAGAGGCTCCAGCTTCCAAGTCCACTAACCCCGGATGCCCGGATTTTTGTCCTGCTGTCAATTTCACTCCGGTAATTTTCGAGATGTCTTCCCCTTCACGGGCGGCTTGAGTTGCAAGAATATTCTGATATTTCAGCGGATAATGTCTTCCCGCTTCCAATCCACCACGCAACAACATTCCAGCGGCTGCGCCGGTTCTGAACCGATCTAAACGCGATGTCTTTGATCTCTCCTCGGCGGGGATATAACTAAGTGCGCTTGCTGCGCCCCCGACGGCACCGGTATAAAGCACTCCCATCAAGCCTTTCGCCGGCCCTCCAGGAATGGCAAAGTACGGCGCAATTTCACCCGCCATTCCAACAGATTTGGCCGCTCTTTGTTCTCCCGGTGACAAGGATTGCAAAGCTGCGCGATATGCCGCGTCCGATCTATCTATCCTTTCGGTGAAAGCGGGTTCATAATTCGTGCCGGCGTACTTATCCAGTTGTTCCAATCCGCTTTGCGCCATACCCAGGACGGGCCTTCCCATACCCCGCAAGCCCATGAGTGTAGCTGCGGTTGCTCGCGTGACGGGGCTGCCATCTTTTGCCGAACGCACGAATCCAGACAGAAAAGTCTCCGGAGGTTTTGTCTCCATGCCTGGATCAGTTAAAGACTGTTCCAGTTCGTTAAACTCGGTGTCCGATAATGAATCGGCATATTGCCTACGCTCATCGTCCGTCATTTCTCCCCAGATTTGTTTTATTTCTTCGGATCTGTTCATGGCTTCTTTTTAAGCAGTCTGTTTAAACGCTCGACGCGACCCGACTTGGAGGCCGGAGGTTCAAAAACACCGGGAACATTCTTATATCTTGTGGCAAGTATTTCCTTATAATTCCGGCTTCGTTCTCGTACTCTTGAAATTTGCGCCTGGATTCCCTCCGCTTGTCCGATACTTGTCAATTTAGCTGCATTATCCACGAATTTTTCTGTAAACGGCAATTCACCCGGTTGCAAAACGCCCATCTGGTCAATAGTGCGTACTCCGCTCTGTACCGCCGCATGCAAACTTTGAGCTTGTTTACGCAGGCTCGGATTCCATGCCAACGGCCCTGCTCCCACTTGAGTGCCATGTTCTTTTAGGAAACCTTCATATTGTTCAAGCGCATGATCGAGTTTTGCAAGGTCTTCTTGTTTCTGTTCGTATTCTTTATGTCGTTCTTTAACATAAGGGCCGAGTTTCATGCCTCCCTCAACTGGGATTTTGACAAAAGGTCCGCCTTTCACTTGCCGATAAACATCGCCTTCGGGTGAATATTCTTTTTCCCCCTCGTATTCCACGGGCGCTATCTGTCCACGTCTTTTTCTTTGCACATCGAGCGCGGCGCTAAGATATGGAGTTGTTTTTTCGTTCAATTGCATCAACCGAATGGCATTTTTCTCGGTTATCAGGCCATTGGCGATATATTCAGCCATGGTTTGAATCTGCGGCAAATGTTGAGGATCATTCGGGTCCATATTCCCTGGTTTTTTCATTCCTTCAATCCATAGATTGAGATGAACAGATTGTTCTTCCGCATCTTCCGGTGTTGGAAGATCGCGCATGAATTTTTTAGTTTGCATTAATTCCCCCAGCTGCCGCCTCCGGCTTCGGGCTTTTTGCCGCCTTTGCCTTTGCCGATGCTGGCGAAATCCCCCCAATCGGTTACAAGTGTATGCCAGGTTTCCGCAGATTTAGCAATATTCTGAAGCTGCTGCAATTTTCGCTGTTGTGACATCTCAAATGCAGTCATCGCCGCTTGAATTTGTCCTTGCGCCATTCCCAATCCGGTCATTTCTTCATTGAGCCTTGCCATGGCGGTATTCATGTCTATATTACCAACGTCTATAATCGCCCCCAAACGCTGTGTGTCTAATCCGGTTAATGCCTGTAAATCCTCCATTTCCGCAATTGCGGATTGATCCGCCAAGGCTCTTTGCGATTCGACATCGAACCCGGTAAGAGATTGTTCCCCAAAGCTGGAACCGCCTAAACCTCGTAAACCGATGGAGCGTTGTATTTCTCCCCTGCGCTGCGCCATTTGCGACTGTAAGGGATTAAGCCGTGCTTGGCGGAAAGCCGATTGATTTCCTAGAAAACGGTTGCGAATATCCTCCGATCTCGTCAAATAATCGCCCAATCCTTCTCCGGTACGCTTTAACGCCGTTTCCTGGAGAGATCGAATGGAAGGATCGAGTTTAAGTCTACCATCCTCCAAACTCGAAAATTGAGTATAATAATTTTTCGGTCCAGCGTATTCGCCAGCGGCATAATCCGGATCGGTCCCTTCTCTGCCAAAAACATTGGACAATCGCTTAAGACCTCTAAATTCATTTTTCAATTTACTCATGGTTTCTTTTTCCCTTCGATGCTGAATAAATATTCATTTCCTCGCGGATCGCCACAGATAACACGACCAACGGGGCGGAGAACGCCATATTCGCAACAATGTTCCAATAAATTTTTCGATTCTTCCAGGCTGCGAATAAAACATACGCCGACTTGGCGTTGATAGCGTATAAATTGCAGAAAAGCCACGCTGGTCCGAAAAATATTTCGTTTCGACGCCCATGGAAAAAATTCAGCATGAGGCTCATATCGCCAGCCGTCAGAAAACATCCATATAACGACCACCGGGCCGGTGCGCGACGGGAATTGTTCATTGTCATCGTCTATGATAAGTATTTCGGTCTCCCGCGCCAGGCTCTTGATTTTTTCACAAAAAATAGATTGTTCTATCTTTTCCGATAATTCGTAAAACGGCTTATGTTTATGAGCCACCCACAATATCGCCATATCCTCGTTTTTATTCGGGTCAAATAACCGAATATGCGGGCGATTCTTTCCAAAAAGTCTATCTCTCTTTTCCTTGTATGTTTCAAGCTTCAATTTTCATTACATCGAATAATTGTGAAGATGTTGCTGACAAACTAAGATAAAATCCAACCCCTCGGCCTATCGGACTAAAGCCCTTGGTGCTTACTCGTTCCGAATAAAAAAACCCACTATTCCAATAATACGCTCCTCCGAAATACCAGCTACCCCCCCAATACATAGCGAGGTCCCCGAGAGGCGGGCCTTCCAATGGAACGGTACAGCGATTTATGGCGTAATCGTCTCCCCACTCGAAATCCATCAGTAAATCAATATCGGCGATTCGCCGATAATAAATCCTGCCGCGCAATCGCTGTAATTGTGGATTAAAATCGTCAATCGTTTCGATGAATTTTGTCTTGCGATATACACTAATATCGGTGGTTCCGGCATCTCCATCCCCAACACCTTCTAACTGATAAATATTTCCTTCGGAATCACCAAAATAAACATACCAATCCGTTCCTCCGGGGTTTCTCATATAAATCGCGCTATTGATGGCAAAAGACGAGGAATGCCCCGTCTGATAAACCGACCAGGGAGAAAAATTTGCTGTCAATAAATCCTTATAAAGCACAAGAATTTTATTGTTACCGATAAAGAAATAAACCTTTTGTCGTTCTTGATCGTATACTGTAATGCAATCGGTAATATTATTGGCGGTATTTCTAATCCATCTCGATAAATCGTCGGTCTTAATATCTCCATATGCTTGCACGGCGCGGATTGATTCGATACTTCCGTTCTTTTTCATATAAACAACATCATCCCCGATGCTGGTTACTGTTTCGGTGCCAATCGCTTGCGAGCCCGAATAAAAAGGACTCCATGCAAATCCCATCGAATCCGTGCCAGTCAGCTTCCAAAGGCCGCCATTTGTCGTGGAGATAATGAGCACGCCAAAAAACAAAGCAATACCGTTAATCGGCCTAAGATCAGGTGTAACCATATAAAACGCCTCATTCCCAGTCGAAAATGAGGAATCCTGGGCGCGCTTGGCGGTGTCATAGGATTCAGGATTTTCAAATGCCGAAACTACTAGCAAATGCGGCGTATTGGTACCAGCGGTTACATTGAATAACCAAATTCTGCCAAGATGAACAATGCCATATTTAGCATATAGCGAGCTTCCCAATCCTGTCGTTAAGGTTGAAAATGTCGTTCCGTCCCATTTTTTTATGACAGTCGCTTTCGCCAGATCGGTAATTACGGCATACCCACCGAGATTCCATGTCGTGCCTCGTAACCTGCTGTTTAAGTTAACCGTTCCGCGTGAAGTAAAGCCAGTTGTTCCATCCCATTGATAAATTGTATCTCCGGCTTGTATCAGCGTAGTTTCAGTATCGTCCGACTTGATTAGTTGGATAAACCCATTGATCGAAAGCGCATTTGTCGCGGTTCCCAGTTTATCGAAGGGCTTTCTGGGACGAAAATGAGTATCTGGTGATCCGAGTTCAAAATTATATCCTTCAATACACTCCTGATCCAAAACCAAGGTCATATCCTGTTCGTTCAACCCACCCTCGAATGTAAGAACAGCCATCAGCGATACCCATAACCATAAAAATCGGAAGCGTTATCATGCCGAAGAAAAGCATACAAACGGGCTTTTGCATTATTATACGTGGCATCTGCTGATAACTGCGCTAGTGGCTGTTGAGAAAGCATAATAAAAAATCTACGCGCAGCCATTGAAATAAAGGAATAATATTCCTCATTATTATGAAACGGCAGTGTATCCGTAGAATTCACGACCATCACCGATTTTTCATAATCATAAGAAAGTGAACGATTGTTATAAGTGGAATTAGGAACATTGTAAAAAGCCACTTGCTTCGTGGTTGAATTCTCCCAATACCAGTAATTCGGGGCACCTTCGGTGGTTTTATATTTATAATCCTGATGCTGTAATTTTTCCTCACCTCCGGGCCATTCGTAAATCCGTTGATTGTCGGTGGTATCGTAAAATGACGCCAACCCGAAAAACCGGACAAAATCGGCTGCCAATGAATATGTCCTGGTGCTTGTCACAAGATTCACCGATCCGGAAGTCTTTTCATAAGGGATAAGCCTTTCCGAAACTATTTCCGCGAGTTCATCCTGAATGGAAATTTGCGCCAATTGTATGTCAGACGCATGTTGCGTTTCAGAAAAACTCGTTATGTTGTCGTCATCGCCCGATATGACATTATTGCTTCGCAATAAACGGTTCACGCCATCTATGAATGTAGCCATAATTTGTAAAAAAATAGGGGGCAGAGCCGGTCACGGGTGCCCCCTGACTTGTTGTTGTGGGGTTATGTTATGTGGTTAAATCCTTGGCGAGTGTATGAATCTTGGTGATCCATCTCCCATTCAGGATTTTTGTTGCGTGCCAAGCTTTCCATGAGACAGAACCAATCTCGTTAAACGGATCGCCCACTCCCGATGATCCGGGTTTATGATAAATAATCTCAATAGGCTTGTCTCGATTCTCCGACATCGTTTTGACGGAAGTACCGAAAGCAACTCCAAGCCCCACCGTTCCCACGGCATCCTTACCATAGATATACGATGTGTAAACATCGTTGGTATCCACGGAAGTACCGCGAAAGACGTTGGAAGTCGAGGTTGTGCCGGCCCCGGTCTGGATAGGAGCGATCTCGGTCGAAACCCACCGTACACCATTCACGGCTCCGAATTCACCGACCAGAGTTTCGGTATAACCGCCGTATTGCTCCACTCCGATAAACCCAGTCAAACCGCGAATATCCTCTTCCACGTCCGGATGAGTAGTGCCGAAATAACTGGCGCGGACAGGAGAAGTGGCGATATTTTGCGATCCAGTTGCCATCGTGAACATTTTCAGAGCGGAATTCCGATTCAGAAGATTGACACAATATTTAATGTCATTCGCCTTTATCTCCGCAATAATGCCGGCAGTGGTGCTCGCGCCGGAAGCGAGTCGAACTTGAGATGCAGTATCGAACTCGATTCGAGCGACGCTATTCAACGATTCCCCGGCGTTGGCCCCGAGAACATCCATGAGAGCCATCGTATCGGAATCAATATTGAACAGATCAATCTCTTCGACCACCGTTATGCCATTGGCATATTTAGCGACAGCCTTGGAGATGTTGGTGTAGGTTGGACGAACCGTGTCTCTGCTGTTGCCAAAAGCTATCGTGCCGCCGGGTGAACCTTGGCCGAGAGCCGTGGTAACAGCGGCGAGATTTTCAATACGCCGCCAGAGCACAGTGGATGAACCGCCTTTCTTTTCAAGAACCCCCGGTCGGGTGCCATTAAAGAACGGCAGCACTTTTCGCGCGGCGCTCAGAAGTCCCCGGATATAAACAACATTTACTTCTCCGGGTAAATCCGAAGCCTGCGTAGTACGTACTATTGCCATTTGTTTTTACCTTCTATTCGTTAACCACCATCGGTCGAATTCCGTATCGGTCAGTTTCATTACATCGTCCTGCCCGGTCGGGGTCCGCGATGACATGGCTTTTTGACTTGCTTTGGCCGCGCGCTGATTTTCAATCAATTGAGGATCGGGAAGCACTTGAAAAGTTCTCGATGCTTCCGTGGATATGACTTCCAAAGCCTCATTCAAGGCATTGGGATTGATATGCCGATTGTCCCAAATTCGCCGGAAAATGGGATCATCCCGATATTTCTTTTCCAGCAAAATTTCAGTATACATCGGATCAATCTTTAACTTTTGATTGACGCGCTCGACCGCCTTGTTCACTTCCACATTCAACCGCTCCTGCTCGGTTCGTTGCCTCATTTCCGAAACTGTATTTGTCAACTCGCGCAGGGTGTTGTTCATCTGCGTCGTGTTTTCACGATACAATCTATTCCAGGTTTCCGGATCGGTGATGGGATCAACCGCCGTTGGCGAATAGGACGGAGCCTGTGTAACAGGCTGTTGAGTTTGCGAAGTGAATTGTTTGATCTCTTGCTCAAGATTGTATTTCTTGGCAATTTCCGCCATAGTGGCGGGTTGGTTCTCCGGCGGTAAATTTTCCGCTGGTTGTTGCTGGGCCGTAACTTCCGTTACTTCAACCGGCTTTTCGCTCGGCTGAGTATTTTCGTTTACCATGTTTAATCTCCAGTGTCGGGGTTATCTTTAAAAATACCAGCCAGACATCGAACCCTTGTTGTTTGGCCGATTCAAATTTCCAGATTTCAGTATTATCAAGTCGCGCGTCGTAAGACGGGATGACAGGCCGCTGTTTCATTACATCCGCGACAAAATCCATGAAACGCGGGTCGGAACGCAACTCATATAATAAGTTTTCGTGTTTCATGCAGCTTCAAGAAGTATTTGGAGAATCAAATGTTCTTCTTCATTCATTTCTTCCTGAATCTCGCGTAATCTTTTCTGTGACTGATTATATTTATTTTTAATTTGTTGTTCAGCCTTTACAAAAGCATCGTGAAAATCCACCATCGCTGTTTCCATATCGGAAACGAAACGGGCTTTTTGTTCCAGCTTTCTCGCCGCCAACCGATCTTCTTTTTCAGCGGCACGCCGAATAAGTTCGACTAATTCTTGTTCATCGTAATTTTTCTCTACAGTCAGGATGCGTCTTTTTTCAGGAATATAGTAATATCTCCTGATCGGCGCTCCTCCGCGATCAATTATCGCTGGTATTTCTCCCGGTACGTCCACGATTGCAGAATATTCCGCTAGGACCAATGCATCAACCGTTGCTGAAATAGTTAAATCCAGCGATACCGTTGCAGAATATTCTGTCAATACCAGCGCGTCAGTCGAGGCATTGACCTCGACGTTTCCCGCCGTTGTGGTGGCTAGTATGGGGGAAAACATTTACTTACGTCTCAGGGCGTATTAGGAATCGTCTGCGCCACGTTCAATATAGAGTTCCCGGCAAGTTGCGCCCTGTTAACGCCTATTCGCCCCAGCACTATTTCTTGACACAGAGGAAACAAAACTTCATCGCGCATCTGTGCCTGAGTCAGACCTTTCAGGCGGGCGCGCCCAAACGCCAATGTTTCAGCCCATGAAAGCGCAGGAGTCGTTACTGAAAATGAGCACGCGAATTCCACATGATCGTCTGTTTCCACGATAGCTGTAATCGTTACGGTTGCCATTAGACTCCCATCATCGGCAGAGTTTGTGTTTTCATGAACGTAGCCGCCGCCTCGCGCAGTCGCATGATATACGCCGAACCTGTATGCGCGGCGGCCAGCGTCGAGGCGTACACC